CTCTTTATGTTCATCCAACTCGTTCTCTAAGATCAACTTAGGTTTCACACCTAAAGTCCTGCAAACCCCGGAAATTTCCGAGGTAGCACAGGCCATGAGATGCGATTGAACGAGCCCAATGTGGTTCATTTGGACCAGGGCGAAAGCCCCGGCTGGTGAATCATGGGCGAGCTGCGCTACTGCACAATCGATGTTAGTGTAGCGGTGACTGGGCGGGGGCATAAGACCAAGCCCCCCTAAGGTACGAGGTAGATAGTTCGCCAATGTTAAACGACTTAGTCTGGGAAATTCCCGACTGAAAGTCCTTAACTGTCTCAACTGGCGAGACCGGAAGAAAGGTAACCCTTCTCTAACCTCATCATCAACATTGTCAAATCCAAAGTCTCCCTTAAGTTGTTTAGTGAAGACATTTTGACGTGCATCTACAGTAACGAACCACTTCTTGTACGATTCTAATCGAGCAGGTTGTTCGCGTTCCCACTCACTGACACGCTCTCTAAGAGCATGCATAGTCAAAACATTCTTTGTAGTCGGAGGATATTTCATCGCCTCCAGCTTAGCCATAACAGCCTTACCGGATTTTGACTTCTTATACTCTTCATCGATATATGTTTTGTCCGTACCTATATGTTTACTGTAGAATTCCTCCCCCATTCCCTGAGCGGACACCAGTGACCGTAAAAGATCTTCTGGTTGCAGTGTTAGTCCGCCGGCGGATGATCGGGTCCCGCCATAGAGGAGGCGCATGTTGAGTTGAGGTAACTGCCGTAACCCATTACGTGTGACTTTATACAGTTCGGAATTAATAACCAAAAGATTCCGAGAAGTGTAATTTTTACCGATGGAGAACTTCAGACCGCACACTTTGGTAATGTGCTTCCACAGTTCGTAGTGAGCATGATTGATGGCACGGAAGAGGATATCATCACCATTAACAACAAGTGGTAACTCTTTTAGAGTGTATCTTCGTCCATGCATAAGCTCATAAGACAGCCGAGTGGCTGCCAAATTCACCAAACACAGAACTGGAAAACTAGTAGGCGAACCCATTAGCTGCCCCCACTGTTGTCTATATCCTTCAACTTCCGCACCCTTGCTCTTTTTGTATACTAGATGATGACCTGTTAAACATCTGTTAAGAATGATCTGGTCCTCAAGTGGAATCCTAAGATGTTGGGATATCGCACTTTGAGCGGCTATGGAAAGCGACGGATTCAAAAGATCCGTGGCGCTTTCATAGTCACCAGAAACGTAAAACGATTGAGGTGTTTTACGTATAACAGTGTTATCTAGTATACGCTCCTTCAGTATCTCCTTCGAACACGGCTCGCCAATTAGGCGCGAGGCTGGATGTTTCCTCATTCTTCCGTGTATTACACTCTGCCATCTTCGACCCAAATGGTAAGGGTCCATGTCACCTTTCGTAATTGTTCTCACCTTGAAAGCTTCTAGTAGAGGAACTACCTCTGCATAGATGTGATTATGCTTGTACATACTGTCCTCGTCTCTTGGGTCGACCTGACATAAAAGTCGGCCGTAGCTTAGAATAGCATTAGATGCCTTCATGTACCCAAAATTAGACTCAAACTGCATCTTTCTCACCAACGCTGTATGCCAGGCCATAAGTTCAGGCCTCTGCAGGTCGACTGTCCATTGGTGCCCAAAACGTTTAACACCGCCATGAGCGCGAGCTCTAGAGCGATCTTCTTCGTAGCAGGCATCATCAGGGTCGATCGTCCCGTAAACAGGTTCGACTAAATAGTCGAAATCGGGATTAACAGCGAAGGAGAGCAGCATATGCTCACCGCAGAGAGAGTAGTAGTTGTTCTTTCCTCTCTTTTCTTCTCTCTTTCCAGACAATTCATAAAACATCTCACCTGCCGCACCGCCATTATGGCGGCCAAAAGAGTAAGAAGC